GACCTTGATAAAGCAAGAGCAGATTTAGAAATAGCCACAGCCCAAAGGCTTGGTGATATTGCTGGCAAACCCGGCATGGAACAAGCGGAGAGGATGATTGAATTTGCAAGTAAATACCGCGATGTGCAATTACAGATTGATGCCGTAGAAAAAACCTTGGCGGCAAGGGCTGGTGTTCGCGCCATGCTAATTAGTCAGTCCACCGACAAAACTTCAACGGCATTAGCTTTTGACGAGCAATCCCGAGATCTGCAAAATCAAAGAAATATCTTGCTTGGACAGTTCAATAAATTATCTGCCGAGCAGGGCAAACAATCTAGGGTTCAATACGCAACCGAAGCAGAACGCGCTGTTGGGGCAATAGAATCAATCACAGCAGAAATAGCGTATAAACAAAATATTCTTGCGCTAGGTGAAGAGGAAGCAGATCAACGCAGACGAATTGCTGAACTTGTTGCACAAGGCGCGGATCCTAAACTTGCTGCTCAAAAGGTAAAAGACGAAACAGAAGTCAATAAAAAACTTTTGGAGCGTCAGTTTTTACTGCAACAAGAACAGCAACTGCTCAATGCCATTGGGAGCACATTTACTTCAACTATTACCGGGCTAATTCAAGGAACAAATGATTTTAACAGTTCATTGCAAAATGTTCTGAAGTCGCTTGGTAATTTGCTTATACAAGCTGGTTTGCAAGGTTTGGCTGGTAATGATGGAAGAGGCTTTTTCAGTTTCCTTAGTGGCTCATTGGGTAGGCGCGCCATGGGTGGGAGCGTTACCGCTGGTCAGGGTTACCTCGTCGGTGAGCGTGGTCCTGAACTGTTCATGCCTGGGCGTAGCGGTGGTATCGCACCTGCTGGCAGCTTTGGTGGCATGGGTAACGTGGTGGTGAACGTAGACGCCGGCGGTAGTAGCGTGCAGGGCGACGGCGCACAGGCCAACGCACTTGGTAAGGCCATTGGGATTGCCGTTCAGCAAGAATTGATTAAACAGAAGCGTCCCGGAGGCTTGCTCGCCTAATGGCTACTTTCCCTGCTATCAACCCAACCTACGGCGCTTCTAAGGCCAACCAACCGATTGTCCGCACGGTTCAGTTCGGTGATGGCTATGAGCAGCGTCTAACCTACGGGTTAAACCAAAATCCAAAGGTATGGACACTGACATGGCAGAACATCACTGAAGCCAACAGTGACACCATTGAAGCGTTTCTAGATGCGCGTGCAGACGACAATGCCGCGTTTGAGTGGGCGCCTCCTGATGAGGCAGTGACTTATAAATGGGTCTGCCCGCAGTGGGACAAAACGATTACATATAACGGTCGGGCAACAATTACGGCGACGTTCCGCGAAGTATTTGAACCCTGATGGCATATGCATCTTGGGCTGCTACTAATAGCTACAGCGTTGGCAACATCGTTCGCGCCACCACGCTGCAGGCTTCTGGCTTGGTGTTCCAGTGCCAAGTTGCTGGCACTAGCGGCGCTACTCAACCTACGTGGCCAACGGATATTGGCAGCACGATTGTCGATGGCACGGTCACTTGGGTTGCGATTAGCAGCGTCTTTGATGAGCTGGCTGCGATCGCACCTAGCGCCATCATCGAACTGTTTGAGATGACGCTGGATAGCACTTTGCACGGCAGCAGCGACACCTACCGCTGGCACAACGGCTGCAATGCCAATGTCACTGGCAACATCACATGGAACGGCAACGCCTATGTCCGCTTGCCCGTCAAGGCCGAAGGCTTTGAGTACACCAACACCGGCACATTGCCACGCCCCACGCTGACCATTAGCAACTTGGACGGCACGATGACCACGCTGTTGTTGCTGGTCAACGCCACCACACCCGGCAACGATTTGGGTGGCGCCACGGTAAAACGCATCCGCACCCTAAAGAAATACCTAGACGGCGAAACTGCAGCAGATCCCCACGCCAAATTCCCCGACGAGATTTGGTACGTAGACCGGAAGGCAAGCGAAAACCGCGATTCGGTGAGCTTTGAGCTGGCGAGCAAATTTGACCTCGCTGGCGTGATGATTCCCAAGCGCCAAATTATTGCCAACATCTGCCAGTGGAAATACCGCAGCACCGAGTGCGGCTACACCGGCAGCATTTACTTTGACGCCAATGACAACAATGTGGCAACGCTGGCAGCGGATGTATGCGGCAAGCGTATTTCAAGCTGTAATGCCCGCTTTGGGCAGTTTGTCCGTCAGGCATCAATTACTGCTGGCAGCGATCAAATGATTGTTACTGGCGCAACATTTGGCGTTGAAGTTGGCGCCTCAGTAAAGGGCTTTGGCGTACCGAGCGGCACAACCGTATCGGCTGTCAGTGGCACAACCGTGACCATGAGCGCCAATGCCACGGCGACCACATCAATTACAAAAACCGGAACAATTCAAAGCAACCGCATTGATCTGATTGTTAGCAATACAACCGGACTTGCGATTGGCATGAAAGTTAGCGGACCAAATGTGCCGCCGAATGCAACGATCCTTTCAATTTCTGGAACGACGCTAACCCTTGGTCAGCCTTGGGATCTGTGGGATACCTTGACCGCTGTTGGCACTAAATCAGGCAATCTGGTTCCTCAATATACGCGTGTAACTGTATATCGCCGTGTCCTTGTTGGCGCCAATAAAGCTGGACCGCAATATCAAAATGTCCAAGGCTTTGAAACTCGGCTTGAACCGTACACAACCCAGATGAATGTAACCAATGTGTCATCGCTTGCGGTTGGTCAATATGTGACTGGTCCGGGTATTCCCAAAAGCGCCAAGGCTCAAATTTCTTCGATCAGCGGCAATAACGTCTACCTGAACTACTCGGCGCCTAACTCTGGCAGCACCTACAACAACTACGACTTCTACCAAATCCCAACCTTCACTTCGCAAACCTATTCCTTTATTGCCCCTGATCAGAACTACACGTTTAGGGACGTTGCGGTTTTGCCGTTCGGTTCCTTCCCTAGCGCAGGTTTGACCCAATGAAGTTATCCGAAGCCGTACAGACTGCTGCACTGGAACACGCCAAGGCTGAGTTCCCCAAAGAATCCTGCGGATTGGTGGCGGTGGTCAAGGGTCGTAAGCGGTATTTGCCCTGCCGCAACATGGCCGAAACGCCAGACGAACATTTCGTACTGGATCCCGCCGACTACGTTGCCGCCGAAGAACAGGGCGAGATTGTGGCGGTGGTGCATAGCCACCCCAAGACCAACCCTGCACCATCCCAAGCCGACCGCGTTGCCTGCGAAAAGTCCGGCTTGCCGTGGCACATCGTCAATCCCCAGACCGAACAGTGGGGCTATTGCGAGCCAGAAGGCTTTGAACTGCCCTACGTGGGGCGCGAGTTTGTGTTTGGCGTGGTGGACTGCTACACGCTCTGCAGGGACTGGTACAACCGCGAATTTGGGCTGAACCTCCGCGACTACGACCGCCGCGATGAGTTCTGGCTACGAGGTGAGAATTTATACCTAGACAACTTCGCCAATGAAGGCTTTTACCCAATCCCGCTGGAGGAGCTGCAATACGGCGATGCAATCCTCATGCAACTGCAATCGCCCCTACCCAACCACGCCGCCATCTACCTAGGTGACCAACTGATCATCCACCACGTTCAGAAACGGCTCAGTAGCAGGGACGTGTACGGCGGTTATTATTTGAAAAGCACCGCCCGAGTCCTGCGGCATGAAAGTCGTTAAGGTCTACGGCGCACTCCGCAAAAAGCTGGGGCAATGCCGCTTCCAGTTTGAGGCCGACACGCCAGCGCAGGCGCTCAAGGCACTTTGCGTTAACTTTCCCGGCCTTGAAAAATGGCTATTGGATAGCGAAAACGACGGTGTTGGTTATCGCGTAACCATTGGAAAAGAGAAAATAACAGCCGAAACTTCAATGGCTTTGGTGTTGCCTTGGAGCGAGCGCGAAGTTTTTAGCATCACTCCTGTAGTCGCTGGCGCTGGTGGTGGCACCGGACAGATTTTGGCTGGCGTCGGTTTGGTTGCATTTGCCATTTTGACCGCTGGTGCTGGCGCAGGTTTTCTTGGTCTTGGCGCTGGCTTAACAGGAACAGCTGCGACTGGACCGCTAGCCGCCGGATTTGCCATCCAAAGTGGTTTCGTGTTAGGTAGTGCCGCATCTATTGCGATTGGCACTATCGGCGCTGGCTTGCTTTTTACAGGTATTGCCCAAGCGATTTCACCGTCTCCAGTTAATTCAACTGCGTCCGTCAACACATACGAACGTGGGCGCGACGCCGCAAAGTTTGAATCCTTTACTTTCTCGGGCATCGTCAACACCGAAAAGCAAGGCTTGCCAGTGCCAATTATTTATGGCCGTTGCTTCACCGGATCGTCTGTAATCTCTGTTGGTATTGACGTCGATCAACTGATATGACACGAATTATTGGCTCTGGTGGTGGCGGTGGTGGCGGTTGCTTCCTAGGGCATACGCTCGTCGCGGTTCCCAGCGGCCAACGCCGCATTGATGAACTGCAGCCAGACGATCTGGTTCTGAGCTTTGACCACACCGGCGAAGTCCACGAAGCCAAGATCCTCAAGATTCACGAACACGAAGGCGAGCGCGTCATTCGTTACACGCTCTGGGGCGGACAGCATCTTGATGCCACCCCGAACCACTGGGTTCTCAACCAGTTCAATGCGTTCGTCGAAATCAACACGCTCGGTTCTGACGACTGCCTCGTTGACCACAACGGCCACCTCCGCCCCATCGTCAGTAAAACCGAATTCTGCACTGGTACGGTTTACAACCTGACCGTCGAAGGCCACCACACCTTCATAG